GTTTTACACATTCTGCAAATCGTTTAGGTTCATATTTAAAGGTAGCTGCAAAGCGTTTATAACCTCTATTAAAATGAACATGGCAAATCAATTCATTAGATATTATTGATATATTGCCAATAGGATGTGCTTGAGAAATACCGATAATATACATGAAAGAAGATATACGTTGATAATATAGTAAATGTTTATTTACTATTTTTAGTATATCATCTTCTGTGTATATTTGATACATATTAGCATTGAACGTTCGTATTTCCTACATAGTGTGGCATACCAGTGACTGGACAAACAGGCAAGTTATTTACAAATTGTTTAGCTGGATTTCTACCTAATTGAACCATACCAACAGTTCCGTCAATTAAGACGTTACCCATCTTAGAAGTGACTGTAATATCTTGCATTGCATTAACTTCTGTTTTACCATCAGTATTGATAGTTATATTACCAGGCTGACCAAAAGAACCAGTATTGATAGTCAAAGAACCGTCCAAACCAACAGTAATAGATAAACCAGTTCTATGTTTAAATTCAGTTTCACCGGTAGAACGGTTTAGAGTTAAATAATCACCTTGGTCAGTTTCAAAGAAAACCATTTTATTTGGATAGTCTTCGAACTTAAATAATGTTTGGTTCTTCTGTAAGTTTCTAGCAGTGATTTCACTGAATGCAATACTATCGTAAATTGGTTTTTGAATATCCCCTTGGTCAAAATAACCTCTGACCATAGTTCCTACTTCAGGAATGATAAAGCTACCATTAGTGCCACCAACATAACCAATATCAGGAACAGCCCAAGGAAGAGCTTTACTTGGGATTTCATCATAATAACCGAATACGAGAATCTTTACTCGACCAAGCTTATCTGGGTCATCATTATCGATTACTTTACCAGTCCATCTTCCTTCAGGATGCGATTCAGGTTTTTCATAAGTTTCTTGAACTTGTGATTTAAAGCCTTTTTCAACATCATTGAGTGCATTATTCAATAATTCGTCTAAACTATTTGCTTCCATATATTACTCGTTTTCTTTATTTATCTTACTTTCTTTTCTTAACTTACCAACACCATTGATACCATCATTTACACAAGTAGCCATGATTGTATATTTACCACCAGTGCTAAATACATGGGTTAAACCGACAACAATATAGTCACCAGATTGAATTGTGTTATCATAATCGATTGTGCTTGTATTGATAGTTATTTTGTTACCAAGATTAAGCCTTTGTGTAGAATTACTATCATAAGCAGGCTGTAATAATGTATCAATAGTAATAAATACGAATTGCTGATAGAAAGAACGTTTAATGCTTTCATAATGCAATGGAGCATAGTCATAATATTCATGGGTTTGCTTGAAATGCATTCCATTATATGAATATCTAATATTATCTAACTGACCAGCTGATTTGTTGCTTATATTAGCAATACGTGTTTTATTATCATGATATTCTTTTTGACGAATACAAGTATCATTTAATGTTGCAGCTTTCAAATTTTCCAATTTGATATTAGCAATAGGGAAATCAATTGGGTTTAATTCTTTTACATTATATGGATTAAACAATGTAGCACTAATTCCATAAGCACCTTGGTTTTGAATATAACCAATGTTACGGAAAGCTATATCAGTATAAAGTCTTACGCCGACTGGTTTCTGTGTGCTTTGTGCAGTCTTATTTTCTTCACCATATTTCTTTTGGAAAGTCGTGGTGTTCATATAAGTTGCAATAGAGCTTTGATTTTTACACAATGAATTTATTGTATTGAAGTGTGCAGTTCCTTCCCTATCAACAAATAAAACTGGAATATCTTCTTCACCAACCCAACCATGTTTTATGAGTTTTTCTGCAAATTCGCAATAGGTCAAAGAAGAATTTAACCAAGCCATGTTATCTTCTGTATTGTCATTATAATCATCGACAAATGCTAAACCAGCTTTTGTTAAAATTCTATCAAGCGTTTCTTTACTTGTATATTCCTTATCAAGATGGAGAACATCAATATCATCCAGTGGCCATACACAGATATCATTTACATATTTTTCTGCACCATACATGCAGTTAATTGTATAGATATAAATCTTTCTATCTGGGTCCATAGAATACTCAATAGACTCAATTTTGAATTGAGTATCAATATATGGTTTTGGCAATAAGTCAGCATTATTAACAATCGGAGTTATTTTTAAAGAGAAAATATTACCAATTTGAAAACCTAAGGAATTAAATAAATAGCCAGTATCATTAAGAACCAGTTTTAACTGTGGTAACTTCGTAAAGAAATTTTCACGAAGCTCTATTTTTGTAATTTTCCCGTTCGGAATATTGAAACCTTTTTTAGGGTCATCACTACCATAAATCAGCTCAATATTGAGGTTAGGCGTATTCATGCCGAGGGATTCGGCTTGTGCACCTGGGTCTATTGCATAGTTTTCTTCAGCCATTATTTATTCGTCCTTTTTCATGCTTATAGTCATCCCGTAATCGCCTGTTTGCCAACTGGATAGATTTATATTAGAAATAATTTTTTGAGCCTGTAAGGGCGTTTCTGGACGTTTAAAGCAGCAAAAACCTTCATCATCTGTCATAATAAGATAACTAGCATTTTGTTCTTTCATATATCTATATAATTGCATAGCACCTGTTGTAACAAAGATATCAGGCTTTGTTATATATAGGTCCTTAAAATCTTCTGCAATCTTACCATCCAATGGCTCTAAATTCTGAAGGCGTTTTAATGCTTCAGTTGTCAAGTCAGGATGGACTCTTAATAGTCTATCGACTTCCTTGGCACAATCTCTATTAAAATGGTCAAAATGCGTGCTTGTGTCGAATATTGCGAAAAGGGTATATATAACACCTTTATTCATTTGACGATAACCATGACCATCACCAGAAAGCGTAGAACGAAGTCCTTTTAATTCACAGCGATTTCCATTAGTTAAATCTACTAAGTCACCGCTATCAGAACTGAAACCTATATTCGAAAAGCAGCTAGCCAATAAAAATTCGCCTTTACCTATTGCTGGTCTGGACGAAGTTACATCTAAAGCATATTGTAGATATTCGGGAGCAAGATATTCTGCTAATTTTGCTCTTTTTAAAAAATCTTTCCAGTAAATCTTAGAAAATTCAACAAATTCAAACTTGTTTTCTGCAATCTGTTCAAATAAGTCTTTTGGACTAGCTTTAAGAAACTTAGACAATAAAATATCATGCTGTTTGGCTAATTCATCGTGTTTTCCGCACTTTTTAGGAGTCCAAAATTTACGTAATTCTGTATTTAGCTCATTGTTATCCATATCATTATTTATAAATAATGCATGGGTTTATGTAACATATATGAATATCAGAGACTGAAGTCAATTAAGCTTTCTGATTCTTACGGAGTTCAAATTAGAATAAATGAAGAGGATAAAGAGCCGCTAATTTTATATGAATGTACTTCGGTTACATTACCTACCATAAAAATGAAAACTGACGTTATTCAATATGGAAATAACGCCAAGATGTTCGTATATCCAGATTATTCAAATATTGGCGAACTTGAATTAGAATTTTTAGAGCATTATTCTAAAGAAAATGTTTTATGTATACAAAATTTTGTAAATACATGTTTAAATAAATTATTTAATGACCATACATTTACATATATTCTTAATGATTATATTCATGAATTAATTATTAAAGTATACTCTAATAATTTTGATTACTGTAGTATAGAACATGTTTTTCATCATTTAAAATTATCAGATTATACAAAATATGACCTTGATTATTCTTCGTCAGAGATTGCAAAATGGTCATTGAAATTTATGTTCATGGAATATTTTGTTAGACGACCTCACGAAGTTGAAGCTGTATCTGATCCAGGAGAATCTGCTCCATCCGAGACAGTTGACGAAATAGATGTTGTAAAGGTTGCAGAAGAAGCTGGTGCTGCTGCAGCTGCTGCTCGCCAAAAGCAATTAAGCCGTGGTCGTGGTATGGAAACTCCTGCCCAGAATCTTGAAATGGCAGAAGCTAGACTCGAGAATATGAAATCTGAAAAACCAGGCACTGGTGGAATAAAAAAGAAACAAGAAGAATTAGCAGAAATTCAAAAGCAAAAAGAGGCATTAACACAACAACTTGCTGCTGCAGACCAAAAAGTTGCTGATGCCGAAGCTGCACATCAAAGTAATGTAGAAGCACACGGTAAAGCATTAAAACATCGTGATGATGAGCTTGCAGGAAGAATTGACCATACTGGTGAATCTGGTGCAGTTGGTACAAGAGCAAGACTTGAACGTAGAGATCGAGAAAATGCAAATGTTGCAAATGCCGAAGCAAACCGTAAAGAATCACATGAAAAAGTAACTGCAGCTAAAGAAGAACGTGACGCTATTCAAGCTAATGTTCAAGCTGAAATGGATAGATTGAATGCACGTGAAGCAGAAATAAATGCATCAATTAATTCAACATATAAAAATATACAAGAATATAATGATGCAGTTAAAACGGTAGAAGAACAGGTAAATAGATTTAAATCTGATTATGCTAGAGCAAAAGTAGAATCAATGAATAATGACGCTGCTTATGCTTCCGCACAAGACTCCTATTTTGCAAGTCAAGCACATAATCGTTCTGATGCAGTTAAAGCATTGGAAGCAGATGTAAAACGTTCTATAGTAAATATGGATGTTGTTGATGAATACATGAGTGATAGTCAATTTGCAGCAGAACAGAATGCTAGAAAACATACACAAGATAGTTTATTGCATGATGTTGTAATGTATAACTTTGGAAATGAAGCATTAGCAGAGCCTCCTGTATCAAATAATAGACGCCCAGAATTAGTAGAATTAGACGCATTAGAAAATGAACTTGATTTACCGTCTACTTCTGAAACTATCCTTAATAATGCAGGTATATCAAAAACTACTTCAGAGATATTTAATTTTGGTAAGAATGAACAATCTGGTGAAATGTCAGTAACTCCGCCACTGGCAACAGCAGAACAAAAACAACAGTATCGAGAACAAAGACAACAGGAACGTTTGGATAGCATTCCAAATCTGAATTTCTCCGTTCCATCTGAAGAAAAGAAAGAAGATACACCAACAGAATCTACAAAACCTCAAGAAGCACCAAATTCAGTAAATGTAGATGATTATGCATTAAAGGTAACTGAAAAAGAGACTAGTTTAGGTACAGTTGCTACTTTTGAAACTGGCGAAAAAGTAAATTATAGTACTTCTATACCATTTAAATCATTACCAGAATCTGCACAGCAAACATTTACTAGATATATAGATGATGTTAAAGCATCCAATCCAGGAATAAGTAATAAAGAACTTATTGACCGTGCTGGTGAATGGTATGATAAAAACAATATTTCTCGTTCAATGATGGGTGAAGACGATTTAGTTATAAGTAGATTAAAAAGCTTAGGTGTATTAAAGTAAGAATATTATAAATAATAAAAATAGGAATTTTAATTATGGATCAGACAGAAAATTTTGTAAGCTATTTAGCTGGAACTAATGAGGCCGAATATCAAGGTCTTTACACTTTTGCAGTTGATGCATTGACTTTCTCCAATAAAGTTCATATTTATCACTGGACTTGTGATAAGGGTTTCGACCATACACATTTCCAGACTGTATATGAGACAATCCGTGATTTCGCTGATGAATTGGTAGAAATCGTATTGGCAACTGGAACCGAATTTAAACTCGTTTCTAAGTCTTATATCTTTAATGATGAAATTTATAATAAGGAAAATGCATTACGTAAGCTTCGTATCTTTATTGATACCGTAGCTGGATATGCAGAACAGTTCAAGAGTAAAATCGCATTAAATAATTTAATGTCAGATACAGTACAAACTTTAGAAAAAGAATATGGACTTCTTTTGAAGTTCAATTAAGGAGAATAATATGACTTTCGAAGAAGCTATAAAAATTGCAAAGAAACACGGTTATACATTTAGCAAGAAACTTGACGAAAAGAAAGATGACAAGAAGAAGAAAAAGAAAGGTTGTCCAGAATGTGGTCATGAACCTTGCACTTGTAAGGATGATAAGCTTGAAGAAGCTAAGAGAATCGTTATGGAAAACGGTTTGAAGTTCGTTAAGAATAGCATTAGAAATGCTGGTAATCATCCGGTTTTCAATCCTAAGGACTTCCAGGAATATCTTCTTAGAGAATGTGGATATGGCTGTGAAGATTGCTGCGATGATTGTTGCGACGATAATGAAGAGCACAATGACGAAGTAGACGATGTAATTGTTTGCCCAGATTGTGACGGAGATGGTTGCAGGAGCTGCAATTTCAAAGGATATATTGAAAAGTAAGTTTTAAAAAGAATATTAAAAAACCTGGTTATTAAACCAGGTTCTTTTTTAATATCTTTAAATTAAATTGATTTTAAGAAATCTTTGAAGGCATCAACGATAATCTTACTACCGTGTTTGTCAACAATCTTATTGAATGTTTCTTGAGCTTCAATAATCTTTTCTTGTTTTTCAACATAAAGGCCAGTAGCTTCGTTCAATACCCACTTACTTACATACTGAACAGATTCATACATCGGGTCAGAATATGCACATTGAGCAGAAGGCATATAAACTGCGTCAATAGTAGCCATATTATAGTCTTCAGCAACGGTATTATCTTCACAAAGATTACCAGTTCCACGAGAAGAAACACCCATTCTTACACCGTCAGAAAGGAGAGATTCAAGAATCTTGCCACAAGGGGTAGAAAGAACCTTAGCCTTACCAACAGCAATATTACCATCCATCTTTAATTCAGTAATAAGAATAGCAGAACGGTCTGGGTTGATTTCGATAGATTCTGGGTGAGAAAGTTCACCGAGAGCTTCACGAGATTCAATAAGTGATTGGAACTTATTTACTTCACGTTCAATAATATTTCTCGGATATACACGACCATTTCTATTTTTATCAACTGCCTGTAAGAAAGGACCAGTGATATACATTCTCTTAACGCCGTTACCAGCATCTTCATTGATGACTTTGCTTTCTGCAATAGCCTGTTCATTTAATAGTTTTAAAGCTTCCATATTAAATCCTCATAAGTATTTTAATATATTTATAGTTTATAATACAAAAATTCAGAAATTTAATCTATAATTTCATTGATTTGAGTTTTTAGTTCTTCTTTTTTCTTTAATAATTCTTTATAGACTAAATTAAATTCTACTATTTGTTTATTTTCATCACCAATAATATTTAAATTACGTAATTTTTCTTTTACTTCATCATTAAATGTTATAATTTTTTGATTATATTTTTCTGGATTTTCTAATAATGATTTTCCGATTTCTATAATCTTATCATTTATACTATTATTATATTTTGTTTCTCTTGCAGTATTTGTTGCAGCAATTTGTTGATGCTGATATGGATTATTAGATAATGGTAATTGCTTATATGGTTGAATATCAAATAAGATAGAATTTAACATAAATTTGATATTATTATTATCGCGATGATTAATAATACTAATCATTTCTGATTTAATTTTATCTATTGTTAAAGTTTTAATTTTATCTATTGTATCAAAACCTTTTAAATATGCAAATATCTTTTCAATAGCTGATTTTATTTTTTTGTTTATTAAATTTTCTGGCACTTCTGTATTTTTATTTTCATTCTGATAATATTCAATAATATTGTCATGAATCTTTTGTAAACTATATGAAACAGTTTTATAATTATAATTATTGAATTCACTATAATCATAATATTCTTCAGGAATATTTAGTTTATCAAATTCTTCTCGACAAGTAGTTATAAAGTTATTAATTAATAGTTTTATATCATTAAACTTTTTCTGTTTTTCAGCATTATCGACAAGTTGGTCAAAACGTTCATTATTAATGTGGAGAAGTGTTACAACACGAGATTTAAATAAGTTAAAATCAGGCTTTTTGGTTTTATCATCATTTAAAAATGATATAATCATTTCTATAATAGTTTTTTCAATATTTTCTTGTTCGGCTTTTGCAGTATCTTCGCGTTGTAAATAGCTATAGTCATAGTTAATTTTACTTCTTGCCCATACAACCATTGAATTAATTTCTTTATTTTTTACTGCTGGGCCAAATATTTGATATTCTTCAGCCTCACTGTCATAACGTAATTGTAATTTACCGTTTGGGTTTTCAAATTCAGTTTTAATTTTTATTTCTTTGTTTTGTAATATAGCAAAATCACCTAATTCATTGACAAATTTGTCATATAAGAATAAGTGTATTTTATTATTAGAATCTATAGCAAGAATTAAATCATAATATGCATGATCGAAATGTTTTGTAATTTCAGTTACATTGTCTTTTCTACCAAGTATTTTAAATATATCTATTGGTTTACTAGTATTACGTTTATAATGTTTAATAATATCATTTTTAAAATCTATTGAATAGATAGTAGACTGATTACCTTTATTTCTAGCATATATTATTGTACCATCTACAGTATCATTTATTTTTTGAACAAATTTATTATTAATTGACTGTGCGCCGATATATATTTTTATATTATCAATATCTGGTGTTTTATCATTTAATGTATTAATTTCAAATTCTGAATATTTACCATTTTTACCATTTAAATACATGGTATATGGAATATTTACTGTATTTTTTGTTGCTTTAAATTCGATAATTATTGAATATTGATCAATTTTTTTATCTGGATTTAAAGAAAAATACATTGCTCTTGTAATGTCAGTAGTAGCAGAGTTATAATCATTTTGTAATATATTATATAATGCATCTTTAGCTAATGCAATTTTAGTATTATATAAAATATTAGAATCTTTTAAATATATACCTCTATATAATGTAATATTTTTATTTAAGGTAATTTCTTTTACTTTTTCACGTATACGCATATAAGCCAAAGAAAATTCTTTTTTCCAAGGTGGGAAAGAAAATATTGCGTCTAGTATTTTTTTAGATAATAAAGTTCTATTGTTTATATTTTTATTATTTTTATCTGTTATATTTTTGCCACTTTTATCTTTTTTATTAACTGTATATGATTGTCTATCTCCAACAATATAGCTTTTGATTTCAGCTAAATCTTCTTCAGTATAACTTTTATTTTTTGTTGCTCTTTTTAAAGTTTCAAGATTTAAGCTATTAATGTATTTTGTTATTGTATAATAATATTTTTGTTTAGGAATAGAAAGCTCACTATCATCAAGTGTATTAAAGTTACTATTATCTAATCTACCTTGTAACCATGCATATTTTAATAATTTTTCTGCTTGAATATATTTTTTATCATTAAGTAAATTAAAATAAAGTGCAGCAAATTTTGGATTTGTCCAGTCAGACCCGAATTTAAGGTCATTTTGTTTCATACTGGATTCACCTTTTTCCGGATTATATTGTTTATATTTTGCACTATATATATTAGTTCCGTATTTTTTATCTAAATCTTTGGCAGCATTGAGTTCTTTTTTTGATATTGTCTCAATATCACCATAATTTGCATCATCTTCGGCAGTTGTAAATTTATTACTTAAGCTTGAATCATTTGGAAATACATCCTGTTTTACACCAGGGTTGTTTAAAATGCACCATTCTAATAGTAACTCATTATTCATGTATTATTTATAATATTTGCAGGTATATATCCATTAAACTATAAATAATGTATGTTAGACTTAAACAAAAATCCAGATTTTGCTACACTAGACAACGCTTTACTTACTAGTGAGTATTATGACATTGATAAAGAGCTAGATGGAACACAGGTTTGGAAT